AAGATTTCTGAAGCTGAGAAATAGTTTCAGATTTGAAAGAATCAAATTGCTCCTTGCTAATAGTGCCTGCTGTTAGTTCAGCAGCTTTCGCATTAATAGCTTCGGTCAATTCCCCCTTCAGTTTCGTAACCTTTTCCGCAGCAGCAGTGCCGACCTGATCGGCAAGTTCATTGAGCTTTTCTTGCTCAGTTTTTGCTTTTGGTTCCATTTGTGGAATTGTTTAAGATTGAAAAAATTGGTGTCTGAGTGCCTCTTGTAAACTCAAATTTTCTGCTGCCGCAGGTAAGCTTTCAGGGCGAGTCTTTTTAAGAGCGTCCTTTATACTTGAGCTGGGTTGAAAAATCTCATTCAACATTTGGCTTAACTGTTTTAACTGCATTTGTAAACAGTACATCATGTCATCAGACTGAGTACCGTTTTTCAAAACATCAGAAATATTTTTTATGCGTTGCTGGATTTGTAAAATCATTGTAGATTCTGGCATGTCAGATTTGATACCTAAGTAAGGTGTCAATTCGTTTGCACCAAATGCTACAGTGCTGCCTTCGTAAAGCTTAATCTCTTTCCACAAAAACATGTAGCCAGCGCCTTCAGCGTCGTCAGGATTAATTAAATTCTGAAGAGCCTTGTCCCAGCCTTCGCTTTCGCTGTCAATATATTCGCCATCTAGGTATTGAAAACCGATAGAATGATTATCGTATACACCAGCTTGGTAGTTTGCGAGCGTATCAGTACCAAGCTGAGTTTTCGCCATTGCTGTTTCGAAATACAATCCCAAAACATTTTGGCCATTCACAGGCATAGACTTTTCTTGCAGAGTTTGGATTTTTCCAGGAAGCTGTTTCCAATCGTGAAACATCAAATGTTTTATCTTAGCGACGCCATCAGATTCTGGTCCCATCGCAGCAATGCTTCGCTTCGTAGCGCCAGGAAGGATTACATCCTGATCACTATCGAAATAGTTTGCAGTATTGTAGAATCCAGTTACGATTCTACCAACAGTATCGACATCTTTTATATGAAGACCTGCGAGTGAACTTTTCACTGCATACTCTTTCGCCTTCTTAAAGGCTACGTCAACTATTGCTGTTTCCATTTGAATTATTATTAGCGTTATTATCGTAATTGTCACTTTGCGCTTGTTGCTGAGCCATCGCGCCTGAAGGAGTGATAAGACCTTCCGCGATACCTTGAGTATAATAAAAATCTCTTCCTGCGACAGTATCCATGCCGTTTGCTGTTCGCCATTCGTTCCATGTAATCTGATCCGATAGCCATTGAATTTGTAGAGCTTGGTTGAGATAAAGAGCAGCACGACCATTGTCTGCTTTGTCTTCTTGAAAGACTGGCAGATGATCGTATTCTTTGCACATCTCTATGTTGATAGAATCTAGATCTAAAAACTCGTTCCACTGTTCGTAAAGATCTTGAGACTCAGGTATGATGCCATCAGTGTAAAGCATTTCTTTAAATGCATCAGTATTCGCTAGAGTAGGTCCTTTATCAGTATTGATAAGTGGTGACGGGAAGTTAAGAGCGTCGCAAATTCGCATGATGTCATCGACAACCTCTTCAAAGAGCATGAGGTCTTTTGTCGGCCGGCCCATTTGCGCCCAGTTAAGCGACGCGTTACTGATAATATAACGAGATTGCCCTCTGCGTATTCCGTATTGCCTCTTGAAGTCAGCTTGCAGTTGTTCGCGGTCAGCCTTCTTAATCGGTACTGGTCCTGATTGGTCAGATGGCGGCGAAAGTATGCCTTGGCTTCCTGCGTAATTAATAAGTTCGTTTCTAGATTCATAAGCTGCAATAATATTATTAATATTCATCGCAAGTGGCTGCAAACGCGATCCAGGGAAGACTATTGATTTGAAGCTAGGTACAAAATCTCTAAATATATAAATAGAATCAAGGTCTAGAAATTGTTGCTGGTTTTTGTAGTTTAATTTTATTGATTCAACAACGCCTTTAAGACCTTGCTGGTAAAAAAGTGAATTAGATTCTACGACATCTACCATAAAAGGAGGGATATTCCACAATGCAGAAGCGTACTGCATGCCATTTTTAATTGAAAAACCAGCAGGGAAAACAGGCATGCATATGCACCAGCCATAAAGCTGAACATATAAATATTGCTGTGCTTCGAATTGCTTCCATGTCTGAATAGCGTTCGGTCTATTAAGAAGCTTCATTAATCCTGCGACTGGCGAACCTGGCGAAGGATTTGTTATCTCTTTATGCTGAGTATTATAAAAGCGAGTTACGCCATTTAAGTAAGCTTGCGCTTTTCTATTAAGTACAGCAGCAAGTGGTGGGCATGTTAAGTACGCGCTCATTGCAGGGTTTTGTTGACCCCACGTAAATCTATAGTCGCGACCGTCGCCGCCAAAGAAAAAAGCTTCAGGTGTTGGAAGACCTGTACCGATGCCTAAATTACTTGCTGAAGAAAAAGAACCACCGTATGGCTGAATATATTGGATGTCGGCAGCAGATTTAGCGTACAACTCGACGCCATCCATGAGCTTGCTTAAAATTCCTTTCGCCATTCTTTATTGTATAACGCAGAAAGGGTCACTCAACTTCCAATATAATTTGAAAATTGAATGACCCTCTATGCTATTAAACGGGGTTCTATTTATTTCGTTTCCATCGTGCGCTGCGGCTCTGATTGAGTTCTTTGCAGATTAAGTTTCTGCTCGAAACTGCGGCCATCTGGCTTAATCGTGAGTTTCGTTACAGCGCCGCACTTGCATTTGTGCTCCATCACGCCGCCAATAATGTCGGCCTTTAGAAACAGTTTTCCACAATTCGAGCAACGAAAATCCTTCATTTGCGCGTAAATCTATAATTAATTCCTCAATAACTTGAAATATTGTTTGGTAAGAACAAAATTTTATATATTCGCAGTAAATTAGTTAACCATGTTTGATATTGTACAAAAGGAGTTTGGAGGCAAATCCATCCAACATTTGCTTTATCATATACTGGCAGAAATTTTATCACTTAAAAACTATTTGAAAATGACAAATGAAGATCTCGTAGCGGCCCTACAGGGTTTAGCCACAGAAGTTGGAACAGTTGCAGACAATGTCGCGAAGCTTGATGCAGCAATTGCAGGAGAACCTGCTGACAGCGTTCCGCAACCTGTTCAAGATGCATTCAATGCATTGAAAACGTCGCTGGATTCTTTAGTTACTGCCTCTCAAGTTCCTGGCGCAACGACCGCTCCAGTTTCTACTGGCAGTTAATTTCAGAAAAAACTTGTTAGCTGAATTAGTTAAACCCCGATATTCTTGTCGGGGTTTATTTTTTGTTATATTCGTTAAAAATATTTTTATGTACGCTAAAGCGCTGAATATTGGCAAAAACCTACACCAAGGCAAAAATCTTAAAATTGCTGAGTCGCCAATTAAAAGAAAAGAAAGGACAAAAGTTAGACTATACGACAACCCTGAAGGTCGTAAATATGTAAAGCTTCAAAAATCTATATATAGACCTGAGCAGACGTTTAGAAGACCGACAGCAGTATATAATAATCCTGGTCAGTATGATTCAGCAATGGATTATATCGAAGGAAAGAAACAAGCTACCAGTGACGTCCGCGAGATAAAATTACGTACCGCATAGGATCTATCAAGTGGTTGTTATCGTCTTCTGGATCATCAGTTGGATTTTTATTCTTATCCAACGCCCACTTATATTCTCTATATTCATTAGCGAGATTAGAACTTGACTCAGTATAAAATACTTTAAAGTCTTTTAGCTTACTTATGCCTGCATAAATACTTCCTGGTCCTTTGAATGCCATGTAAATATTAAAACCATCTAAAAGCTTCGGATATTTTTCAAGCTCTTCTTTTGTAAGCTCATCAGAGTCCCAACCTCTGCGAAGTTTCTGTATCGTTAACGGCTCTGCACTATCTGCGATAATCATATCATCAGTGACATTCAATGAGATTAGCTTTATAGCTATTTCTTTCGCAGTCATGCCGACATAATTCTGCTCGCGCGCATAAAGATTTTCTTTTACAACTTTTATTTCAACTATTCCAGCAGGCGAAGATGTACCGAAATCAAGACCCCAAATACTACGAGCGTCTACATTATTAAATTCTTCATCAGTAACAGTCTCCCAACCAGAAAAAATGCGACCCTTCATGCCCTCAGAAATTAGACCACGAACGATTGTCCAATAGTATTCTGGCTTTCTGTCCTTAAAGCTTTCAAACCTTTCCGCGGTTGTCGCGTTTATATTTACTATGTTGTCGTAGTAAGTTGAAAAAACTGAAAGCGTATTTGATTCCTTTTTTGCAGACGCGGTATAATATCCTTGAATATCTGCGTCTGATAAAATATAATTCTCCCATAACCAATGTTGTTTATGCGGCGGATTGAATATTCTTATGATCTGAATTTTTTCAGCTTTAACAGTACGAAGAGATAAATCTAGCTGGTCGAAATCATCTTGACCAAGTTCATCAGCCTCTTCAATAAGAACATGCGTAGCGCCTGCTAGAGATTTAAGTTTTGCTGAACGAGAGCCATCTTTTTTTGCGCCTTTACTCATAATCATATTACCTGTAGGTATATATGTTATGCGCATTTCATTTTCATTGATATGAAAATCATCTTGGTTTATAGTGTGATTTTCTTCTAACCTATCTCGAAAATCTCTAAACAAAGAATCGCGAATGTCATTAAACGTATTGCGTAGAAAATATCCTCTAAAATATTCTGGCTGCATTATCAAGAAAAGAAAATACGACGTTCCGAAATGAGAGCCTCCGCGACCACGACCGCCCCAGACATCTATATATCTTTTGTTAGTTTTGAAAACTTCAGAATAAATTGAGGCGAAAGAAAATATTGGCTCGATTTTATTCCTCTGTGTCGCTTTCTGAAGCGATAGGCTCGATGTCTGTGATTGCATCATTTTGCTTCTTTGAATTATCTACAAAAACGACTGTATGGCGTGTCACTTCATCAGTGCTTTTATTCCCGCTATCAGAAAGCGAAATCTTAACGTCTGGTCGTATGATGCCAGCGATCTTGCCGAGCATTTCTAGAGCTTTTATTTTGTCGTGAGCTTTTACCTTGGTTACGATAGTACGACCTGGTAAAGTCGCTGTATCAACGCTACCGATAGCACGTGCTGTTCTTTCGTCTAAATCGTTGACAGATTTTAATTGGCCAAGCTTTTCTTGGTCGTTATAGTAAACGTCTCTAATGTCAAAAAAAGCAATACTTGAAATCTCGTCTATGATCTTGTCAACTAGACCATCATTTCGCGACCTGATCCTATCGTTTTCGATTTTGATAAGCTCTAAAACTGAATCGCGCTTGAGAAGAGACCTGCCTACGGTTTTAACAGCTTCTACAGTCATCCCAGGATACATATAACCAGCGCGAAGAGCAGCCCGGTATGGGTCTAAATCTTTCACATATTCTTGCGCAAATCTGATGTGCCTCTGCTCTAATGTTATCTTGTCGTATGAGCGCGCCATATTATATAATAAAAATAAAGTTATAAAAAAATTCTCATTTCTGATTTTTGTATTGAAAAGCTCTTTACATTCGCTGAGTAAATTAGTAAACTAGACAACTAAATGGATGTCATCATACCCTACATGCACGGCAACTACCCTGACTTAAAATTTGCTTTGCGTTCGCTCGAAAAGTTTGGACCTGAAGTAAGAGATTTGATAATAGTAGGCGAAGTTCTGCCGACATATATAAATCCTGATAAAGTCGTTTTCATCAGACATGCAGATTGCTATGATGATAAATTCAAAGAAAAGAATCAGTATGAAAAAGTACTTTCTGCACTCAATTATGCTGTTAATTGCGATATTTTTCTTTACATGCACGACGACCATTTTCTGCTTTCAAAATTTCGTGATATTGCTTGGTACGATAAAACTCTTTTCAATAAGTTTATCTCACTTAACCCTGAAGGCATATACAGAAAGACAATCGGAAACACAATAAAGATAACTGGTAATTTAATGTTCAATTTTGATGTCCATGCGCCGATGGTTATGGACCGCGCTTCATTCTTTAACTTACAACAAGCTGATTGGAATAAAAACTACGGCTACTGTCTAAAATCTCTTTATTGCTGGTACATAAAAGATAGGCTAGAATCGAAAGATATTTCAGACTTAAAAATCCGATACCCTTCTAATCAGACTGACTACATGAACCAGGTAAACGGTCGTGAATGGTTTTCAAACGATGACTTAGCTTGGGATGACATGGGCGAGATGAAACATTTTTTAACAGATCTGTATCCAGATCATTCAAGATGGGAAAAATAAGATTTGCAAAAGAGACACCTCTTGAATTTGTGAGAATGTGTAAAAGGTATTTGATTGACAACGGCGCTCAGATATTTTCGCAAGCGAATGAGTTTGGAGATTTAGTTTTACACGTTGAAGGCGAAGGCATACCTAAAGGCAATATTGCATTCTCGCTATCAGTTGAAGAAATTGTACATAATGTGTTAATAATAAATATCTGGCCATGATTAACCATCTAACATTTGCTAACTATTTACTTATTGCTGAGCATGCTTTCGGCTTCTTTGTCACTTACTATCTTTTGATAAATGACAAAGAAAGCGAAGCGACAATTTATTATAAAATCTGTATGGCTTTAGTTTCTATTGTCTGGCCAATAATTTGGCTTTTCTTAGGCATCAGGGAACTTTACAGGTTTATTGCAAACAAATTCCATGAAAAAAAAGCACATAAAAGAGCTTAAGAGATTAGCTACTGCGTTGCCTGAAAAAGCAGAACTGAAAGGGCACCGCAAGCTTACTGGCTCTGACTTGATAAAAGAAGGTGATAGGCTTGACAAGAAAGGCGAGCCTTTAAACTCTAAAGGTACCTATTTAAAACCTATTGTCGGCA